TATGTCACTTTGAGGATCTAATTCTACTTCACCAAAAAATACTGGTAGTTCATAGGGGTTAACATTTATAGTTTCTGTTGCATATGGTTGACTGATCCACTCAACTTCATCATAATTTAAAGTAATTATATTTCCTGTCTTTTTAACGTTTGAGTCAAATAATTCAAAATCTTCATTAAAATCTAACTCTGAACTAATAATATTTTGTGCTGGTGTAATTTGAGATGCTAGAGTATTCCTTGTTCTAGGTGCTATCAATTCTTGTGCATTGGGATTTATTTGTATTAATGATTGATCAAGATCTATAAATGAATAATTTCTAAATGAGTCTGCAAATAATCCACTTTTAAATCTATTTCTACCTTCTTCATCTTGAATTTGTAAAGTTTGAGCACTTACCTCTAAAAGAGATAGTGTGGTAGTTTCTTCTAAATTAGTAACTCTATCCTCAATATCACCAATATCTCTCATTGTAAATCTTCGATTATCAACAAAACTTAAGATTGCATCTTGAGTATTAAATAGGTACGATGGTAATGTGACTGTTGCCAATTTCATTAATTCAGCAGTTTTAACAGGTTCCTTCGGATCTAAACTTGATACTCCCTTTTCGTATATGAATTCACCAAATTTATTAAGATAAACACTATCAACTCTTGGTAAATAATGCTCAAAATCAACTATAGAACTTTCATTTGGTGTAATATAACGTAAAACAGCAGTTCCACTAAAATCTCTTGCAGAAAATTCAAAAGGTGATCCTGTATCAGTAGAGGGATCATATACTGAAACTCTTGGTCTAAAATCAAGTGTATCTGTTGCTCTTACACCAAATATACCAATATCAGGTATATCATTTGAAAATCTTTCTTCGTCGTAACTTAATACTGTAAATACATCACCATCATCAGAAGCAACAGAATAATAATCAAATACTACTAATAATTGAGCACTTGGTTCAGAAATATTTCGATTACGCACTAGTCTTGAATAATCATAATACTGATCTTTCTGACCTTTATCTAAGGTAAATAAATTTGTTATGTTTTTATATTTTCCAATTGTAATTGATTCAATAGTTGATTCTATATTTGATTCTTCAAATTTTACTAATTCACCTGTCTGAAATTTTCCTGTTGTTAAGTATACTATTTCTAATACATTATTGGTGGGTGAAGATACAACTCTTGCAATTGTATTGTTTTCTTGACTAATTATGTTTTCACCAATAATTGCATTATCATGTACAGCAACAGTGCTTGTAAAAGTCAATTTATCTAATACTGGTGCAGATGTATTTGTAGATTCATAAACTCCTAAAACTTTAACGACATCTGGATAATTTAAAGATATTTCCTCATCTTGAACTCTTAATCCATATCTAGCATCAAAAGTAAGTCCATCTGCAATTGAACCACCATTTCCTGCTGCAACACTACCTGACTGTGCATTTTTTGATCTGGTTATATTAATTTTTTGACTTCGATTATAAGTTTTTAATTTTGATTTAATTTTTGTTTTAGTAAGAGTTACATTTAATGTTTTATTGTTATTACCAGTTACATCAAACACAGAAATTTGATTGCTTCCATATAAAAACGAATCATTTGTAATTGTGAGAGGAGCACCACTGGATGTGGTAAACAATGAATATCTTTCCTGATCAAAAGTTTCAAATATCACATCAGACACATCTGTAATATCACTATCTGCAATTGTTACTGAACCACCAGATGCAACTTTAGAAACTTGTTTTGTAATTTTTAATGTAGAATCTGATAAATTAATATCTGCTATATTGATGTTTGGTAAAGGTACGAACAAAGATCCTGTTCCCTCTATAAACGGTGCACCAATAAACATTGGAACTGATATTGAATCACCAGTAGCAAGAGCACCTTCATATACACCAGGAACTCCTGAAGATATTGCTTGAAGTGTTAAATTAGTTCCACCAGCACCAACAGATGCAACTTTATTATAAGTTTCTGTGCTAAATCCTGGTTTTGCATATCTAACAACAGATCCAACCTTCATGCCTGTAAATACGTTACCTGGTGCGGTAACAGTGGCACCATCAATAACTACATCAACTATATTGTTTGGCAGTCTGAATCTCTCTAATACGGCATCTGCCTTCAATTTGGCACCGTCACCCACAGATTTGATATCTTGTGCTGTATATGCAGTTGCAATTCCAATTGTTCTTGGAAAATCAACACCATTTATTTGTATCTGTTCACCAACATTAAATGATCCTGAAGTTTCATTCAATGAAATAACTGTTGAATTACCACCAGCACCAACGGCAAATCCACTTGCTCCACTACTTTTTCCCTTTACAAATGAACCTTTTGGTAATTGAGTATTACTTACTGCTTGATTTAAAACTAAATCTGTATTTGTTTGAGCATCAAACAATCTTAATTCCCATCTTGTAGATGCATCCTCATAAGCAGCGTCCTCTAAATTAAACGCATAAACTCTTGCACTACCAATATTAGTTCCAGTAGAGTTAAAGTTATCAAATAATTTTACTATACTTCCTTGAACTGCAATACCTTGTGTAACATTATTCAACTTTAAAATATTTCCCATCTCAAAACCAACACCCACATCACTTCTAATTCCAACATCTCTTGGTTTTTCAACATCTACAATTGTTGTCCCTGCTTTTTTAATATCATATCCTCTTACATATGCTTCACCTGCAGATATTTTTAAACACATTAAATCATCTGATGGTGTATTTTCTTGATCTGTTTTTTCATCTTTAAAAAATAAACCACCATTTCCAAAATTATCATTTAATGAATTGAATAAATTCATTTTAAATGGTTCTACACTATAATCACCAGATTCATCATAAGTTCTTTCTGCAATCCAGTCACGAATTTTATTATACTGACTCTTTGGTTGTATTACCTTCAATATACCATCATCAAGTCTTAATAATTCAATAAAATCAGTATCATTTTTATCGGTTAATAGTTTTTTAGTTAATTTTAATTCTATACTAAGTCTATCAGCACCTGGTGCTGCAAAATTAGTAAATCCCTTTGCGTTATCAAACAAAGAATTATCCTCTTTTGCATCAACAATTAATTCATTAACCTGTAATCCAACTCTATATTTTGGATTGTTTGAGTAATGATCTAATATAATTGTTTGATCAGAAACATTAACAAAAAATCCTCTTACATAATATACTCCTTCAGAAATAAATGCAGCAGATCCAATGGCAGTTGCATCTTCAGAAACTAGTGATGCAAATGGAGTATTAGCACTAATTGTGGTATTACCGTATACAACACTTTCGGTTGCACTTAATGTTTCTCCATTTACAAAGGTAGTGTATTGTGAATTGTTATCGGCACTTAAATAAGTTACATATAAAGTTATATTTTCTACATCACCACCATCTGGAAGAGAAACAAACTTTACAACTGCTTCTATTCCTGATTCTGATCCAATTATTCTCTTTCCAATAAAATTATCAATGTATACTGATATATCAATATTAAAATTAGTACTATTTAATTTTACCGCATTATATTGTGTATCATATCCGACTCCTCCTGGTATTACAACTGAACCTTCTTTAAATATATGATCACCAAATTTTTCAATTTGATTTTGTGATATTGATTGTTGTTGTGTTAATTCTCTTGCTTGTACTGGAAAACCAGGTTTATAAAGAACCCTATGAAAATTTTTCTGACTATCAAAATCATCATAGTATGGACTTGCATTTAGATTAATTTTTTGTGACATTTTCTTAGAATTCTAGAATGATTTTAACGTCTTCTTTTTGCCTGATGTCTCTTTCAACTTTTTTTCTGTTATCAATGTAGATGACATCACCAGTCTTTTTATTTATTTCTGGATCGGCTAGACCATTTGTGAAGTTAACTCCCAAATTTATCTGTCTATTACCAATTGTGGTTGTAATTCCAGTAAAATCCTCAATACCAGATGAAAAAGAAACTGCTCCACCTTGACCAAATATATCACTAGATGTATCTGTATTTTCAAAAGACAAAACTTTTGATCTTGTACCGACATTTGCAAAATCAGTGTTATCAAAAGAAGTTGGATTTAAATATGAACCTCTATCTTGAATATATTTCAAAACTTTAGTATCTTTATCATATGATGCCACAATACCCTTTGCAGTGCCTCCACTTACAGATTGTGTGATTCCAATACCAATCAAAGCATTAAAATCTGTGGTTGAAGGAATTGCAGTACTTAATTTAATAGAGGATAAAGATGAGAATTGAGAAGCCGTTAATATGCCTGAATTTGTAAAGTCATTTGGATTTTTAATTATTCCCACTTGACCAAAATGAGTATCTATTGGAAAATCCTTTGTTGAATCATCAAAACGTGAATAAACTAAAACTTTATCGGCACCTAACTCAGTGTAAATATCAAATCCATGTCCTTTAGAGGGTGGAATTATCGGTATCAACTTTGCATGAGTTGACGGTGTACCAAGATTTGTTAGGTCTACCATACCAAATGTATACCCAGAACCACCAGATGTAACAATCACATCAGTAATTTTACCACTGGTAATAGTTACAAGTGCCTTTGCACCACTTCCATCACCAAGAATATTACAAATTTCACTCGTGCCTGTATAACCAGTTCCACCATTTTCAATATATACTTTCCTTATCTGATTTTTATTAATATCAGAATCTCCTGCCTCTCTAACTGATTGAATTTGTGAGTCAGTGGTTGTTGACCAATCATTTGGCAAAACAATATACTCGATTGAATCGAATTTTATAACGTCACTTGGTGAAATTGTGAACAGATATTTCCATACATAAGGATCTTGCGTACCAGCTGTAGATGGTTCTAAATCTGTAAAAGTGGGTTCATCTAATGAATCTACACCTTTAGGAGAATCACCAGTACTACCATTACTCAAACAAATATAAACTTTAAATTCAGAAGTTATAACATAATAATTTGTTTTATACAAACTTCCAGTTTGTGAGTTTGGTGCTTTATTTGTTTGCTCATTATAATCATGACGATATATATCATACTTGGTGTTAGCTGCCCAACTATGTTTTTTTACTACTCTTCTTATATTTGAAGAATTTATTTTTTTCCCGAATAGTGAAGTGTCTCTGTAGTGTGTTAGATATTGCTGATTATCAATTGGATCGGATGGCCAAGATGTTGTTCTACCAAAACCAGCTACTGCTGGATTAGGCAATCCTAAAAATACATAGTAAGAATTATTAGAGTCTAAAACAGAATCTACAAAATTACCTGCGTTTGCTATTCTAAATTGATCTGTTACTACCGCTGGCATATTAATAGTTTTTTAGATATTTATACATAATATTTAACATTATTTAAGAAGGTGTCAATAATCCACCAGTTTTATTGAATGTATCGTTACCACCAGTCCTTTTAAGTGTTGGGAATGTTGATAATCCAGCATCAATAGTCAATCCCGTAACTCCGATTGATACAGGTGATGATGATCTTGTAAATCCACTTATTTTTGCTATGGAATAGTTTCCAACTGGTGCTGTCGCAAATCCAACAGCACTCAATCCAGTGGTGGATGTGTTAGATTTTATTAGGCAAGTAACAACTCCAGTATTAGCACTACTTGTAAATGATGCAACGGTATATATATTATCCACAAATGTTGTACCAATACCCACAGTATCAGTATCTGAACCACTATTATTAATAGATATAAGTCCTGATCCGATTGTAGTGTTAAAAATATAAATTGGATCACCAACATTTATTGCATTAAAGTTTGCAGTACTATCCTTTTTCACTGAAAATTCTAATCCCAATTTATTTGATAATGTTGTTGTTCCGATTCCTGTAATCAAACCAGCGCTTTCCAAAATAGTTAATCCTGAAGTTGTTAAGTTTTCAAAGGTATTTGATTGTATTGGACTACTAATCAAAACTTTTGGTGCGATGGTATATCCTAAACCTGGATTTGTAATTTGTATATCATATAAAAAATCACCCCCTAAGACTGCCGTGGCAGTTGCTGTTGTTCCTACACCAACACCAATACTTGGTGGAGCAGAAATAGAAACTGTTGGGGCTGATGCATACCCAGAACCAACGTTAGTTATTGTAATTCCACTGACTGTTCCTGAAGAAACAGTTGCAGTAGCAGATGCATTCACGGAATTGAGATTACTTAAATTGGTAATTGATGCATTTATCAATACTGTTCCTTCATCTTCATAATTAAATAAATCTGCATTATCTGTAAACAACACCGTATCTGTAGTAGAAATATCATCAATTATCTTTGCAATTGGTATTATTCTTGGTTCTAACTCAGATCTTTTTTTCGAAACCACAACTTTGTTAATCGTAAGATCATTTTTTTGTTTAATGAGTGTTAGAGGTCTTGAAATTATATCACTAATACCTTGATTTCGATATACAGTTGTATCTAAAACAGTCGATGTAGTAATTCCCGTTATGGTTCTATTATCTTGTGCTGGTATTTGATTACCAGATTCGATTCTTACCCCATCACCTGTTTTTAGACCAGAATCATCTCCATCAACAATTAATGAATCTACTCCAGATGTTCCTCTATAAAATAGAATACTAACATCATCACCATCATTTTTACCTACTTCAGAATCACCAGTTGGTGCTACACTAAAGTTTATAGAAGTTCCACCATTTATAGTATATGCTTTAGTTGGTTCTTGGATAATACCATTTATAGTAACTAAGAATATATTCTCAATATCCACACTTTCAGATAGTTGATTACTTGCCTCTACACTAATCAACTCATTATTGAAATTAAGTGGGAATCTAGTTCTTGTTCCGTTTTGAAGTGATTTGATAGAGTCAATATAATCAAATTCACCAAATTGCCACATTGCAAATCGATCCTTATAAACTTGATCGATACTTAGAGTTGATCTAGTTTGAAGAGATCCCATGCCCTTTGCAGTGACCAAACCAACAGCTTCAACAACATCTCCCTCTTTAAATCCATAACCAGAATTTACAATTTCATATCTTGAAATCTCAAACATTGTTGAACCTATTCCAGTAGTTGAACTTGCACTTACTATCGCATTAACTCTCAAACCAGTTCCTGTATCTGTGGTAGTACCAATACCTAATCTTGAAACACCAGTCACTGATAAATTTGAATATGATGGTTCAGATACAAATACTTCAGGATCTTTATAATTTGATCCTGCTGCTGCAATTGTAAATATTGCTGTTCCACCAACACCTGCAGTCGCAGTTATTTGTGCACCACTTCCAACATTGACACCAACATCCACACTGAATACATCAGGAGTTAATACATCGACCACTGTATTGATACCAGCTACTGGATCAGTTGATCTTGGATATGGATGAACTGTTTTAAAATTATCCCTTGCACATGTAAATCTAATTGAACCAGTTTTAATTAAAACCAGATCGTTATCACTCATACCATGATTTGGAGAGGTAATAACTAAAACACCTGTTGTGGGGTTATATTCAGCATCAATTGCAGTAATATCACCACCATTGTTTTTATCAATACCATTCACATCAGCAGACACGAAACGATGTTCATATCCAAAATCTTCAACAGTCACTCCTATTGATACTAATCCATTATATCCAGATCCAAAGGTTAAATTACTAAAATATGGATAAGCATTACCTGATCCAACATAAGCATGAGGTATTGTGCTAACACCAATGTTAATACCAAATACATTTGTTGCTGCTATTGATACGACAGGGAATTTATCTCCTATTGTGCCATCAGGAAAGATAGTTGTTGTAACTCCAGCATGAGGAGCAGCACAAGCAAATTCTAAACCTCCAAGTAATACTACCTCATTTGAATTTTTAAATTTATGCTCATTAACAGTTTTGACTGTCATTATACCTGTCACTTCATTATAAGTAGCAGTTTGAATTCCTAATGCAGATCCACTATATGCTACCCCAACAACGTCCGTTATTGTTCCACCTACACCAGTAAGTACTTTCACTTTTGCACCAACTAATGGAGCATAACCCAATCCTGTAACAGTTGATCCAAATGATATGGGAATACCACCTCTTGGTAATTCATTAAAGTTAATATTATCATTTGATATGAACGGAGATCCATTATCTGATGTTATTCCTGAAAATACCACACTTGTAACTCCTGTTGCACCAGTACCACTCTCAATTATCTTGAAATTTTTATCTGGATTGAATTCTGTTGATGGTGATTGGAAAATACCATTTATGAATAAAATACCACTTCCACCAGTTGTTCCAACTCCAATTGTATTAGCTCCCCCAACTTTTAAAGTAAATGTTGATTTTATTCCAGTAAAACTATCTGAAATATCGTCATATATCAAATTACTATCATAATTATTTCTTAAATATACTCTTCCATTAAACGTTGACCTTGGAAAATCTAAATTACTATCATCCTTAACTCTATTAGGATTACCTCTTGGTGGATCACTTAAGAATAATTTACTTTCAACTATATTATAAGTTCCAGTAAATCTTTGAACCGTAGTTCCATCAGCATGAGTTGAATTAGAAGTGCCCACAAATCCTCTTTCAACTTCAACCACATTAAAAGTTCCTGATGTTCCAACAGGATTTCCATTTGTTGTTGCAATACCCACATTCACAACTTTTAAGAATTCATTGTCTATTTTTAAAATATCACCTACTGAAATTGTTGAAATTCCACTTAAATTAATAATGCTAGTGTTAAGTCCAACTTGAGATCCAATATTATTCTCTAATAAATGATTTACATTAGTATTAATTAAAGGTGATTGTACAACATCATCAATTGAAATAATAGATTTTTCATTGCTTTTTTTCATTTCAAATTTATGTGCATTTCCTTCTCCCACACTCACAAATGTTACAGCTGTTCCTGATCTTGTAGTTGATATGAAAAATGAATTCTTAGTCACAGTATTTGCAAATACTGTTGATGGAAGAATATCTACGAAAGATCCATTTTTATATTGCATCGCAGTGGAACCAACACCAACAAATGTAGATTTAGGAAGATATATTAACTCTTCATTTTCTCTAAAGAAATGATTGGATATTGTAAACTTACCAGTTGATAAATTTAAAACAGAGGAATCTGAAGGATTAAATGATTTTGCAAAAATTGGTGTCTCATTAACAGTTAAATCAAACTCTGTTTTTTTAACTCTAGTTCCCTCTAAAGCATTATACTCTTTTACTTCGTTACTTTCTCTTATACCTCCATATACTAAATCTAAAGGTGTATTAACTTTATCTAATTCATTATAAAAACAATGATTTAATGAAACAACAGTGGATATGCCAGTTGTGTTATCTGGATGAAATTTCAGTTCAAAAATATTTGATGTATAAGACGCACTAAATGTTCCTAATCCTAATGAAGGATCATATTCTGAATTAAAATCTTTGGTGATTGATAATGAACCAGATTGTTGAACGTATGCATCTGTTCCATCGTGTATAGCTAGAACTTCATGCAGTGCTTTTGATGATCCTATACTAACTTCAACGACTGATTTTATTGAATTAAATAATTGAGAATTCAAACTAATAATTGTTGAAATACCTGTATTTGTTGACGATAGTCCTGAATATAAAGTTGTTCTTTCAGATCCATCTGATTGACCATTTGCCTTGAATCTGTAAGTTCCGTTGGCAACTCCAGTTGTACCGATACCAATCACTTTTGCTTTTAATTTAATGGTATTAGAACCTGTTAAATTATTTTCAAAAGTTAAATTTAACTTATTATTAGATATTGTAGAAGTGATAATTCCTATTTGATTGGTAGATAATTGATTTGTTTCAGTGTCTATGAATGATTGTGCGATGAATGAATCATTACCATTGTGAGAAACAAAGGTTTCTACTAAATTCATCTCATTAGTATTAGTATTGATCACATTTACTAAAGCATGTAATGATTCAAATTTATTTGTAGGAACTGAAATAATATTTGTAGTTACACCTACTTGACAGGTTTTTATGACAGATGTTAAATCAATTGTGCCTATTGATGCTGTTCCAACACCGATTACAGTGCTAGTAAAATTGGATGAGAATAATTTTAAATCATAATCAATATCCAAATTCTCATCTGAAGATGGTGAAAATCTAAATGATTCAATTTCAGTATTATTGTCTTTAACTAATTTAAAATCAACAAAATTATTTTCTTCTGAATTTGTAAGTCCAATACCTGAATTTATCAATCTACCTTTTTCAAGGAGAATATTAGTATCACCATTACTTAATACCAAGAAATCTGAAAATTGTATTCGATTAACTTGAGTGGAGTTACTTTCAGTACGAATTAAAAAATTATTGAATAGTTCATTTTCATTGGGATTAAATTGTAATAAGGTTAGAAAATCATCAGGATCTCCTTCTAAATTAGAAAATTCTTGATTTATATTATCAATTACAAGAACATCGTTCGTATCACAACTAATATAATTTGATAATCGAATATTATCAAAAACAATTTTTCTAGTTATATTATCATCAGTTACATCGTCATCCCTTACTGTGTCAATATTTCTCAATTCGTCCACTCTTTTCTCATCAAATAAATCTACAATAACTGAGACTATATCTGAAGAACCTATTGATATGTTAGTCGTAGATGTTATCCCAGTATCAGCAAAATTTTTAGTTCCACTCGAATGTAGTAAATTATTAACAGGTGTTACTAAATTTCTCCACTCTATAGGACTTTGAATAGAGTAAGACATATTTTGATAATAATCATTATCAGGTATAACTTGAAAATCTTCACTTAATTTTCCAATATTATCATTCCATCCTATATTCTTTGAAATAGAGAAATCTGTCTTTAATCTACCTTTATTTTCTGTAATTTTAGAAACTGTTGCTTGACTACCAGAATTTTTTCCTGATAAAATATCACCTACATTTAAGTTATCAGTTCCAAATACTTTTAACTTACTATTAGATGTTTTTACAATTTTTAAATTTGAAGTTCTGTTATTAATTATCAGTGGTTCATTTACATCAAATAAAGATTGATTTTGTGTTACAAAGAATTTGGGATAATCTGCTTCATTTATAGCATTTGCAAATGTTGTTACGATTGTTTTTGCAATACCTGTGTTACTTGCTCCAAACTCAGATACATCAATTGTTATCTCTGCAAATCCACCAACATTTGCATTGAATTTTGTTACTTTTAATAAATTAAATCCATAATCTTTGGAATTAAATCCCGAACCTATTCCAGAAATTTTTTCTATACCTTCTATAAAAACTCTATCATTAACTGCAAATGGGTTTGATGAAAATAATCCATCTGGAGTTGATAATTTACATGTATAAGAAGATCCTGCATTAGATTTAACCTCAAGTATTGTGATTCCT